ATTACAACACCTGGTTTAAACAAATACCATAAATAAATGATACGGGAAAAAATTATGGTTGAAACCACAGATATTGAAAAAAAGAGCCTAGAAGCTCACGTTGAGCTATGTGCTGAACGTTACAATGCGCTCGAAATCAAGATCGAAACCGTTGACGAAAAATTAACAGCCCTTGCCGCAATGGTGAGTGAAGTAAAGACAGCTGTAAGCAAAATGGCTGAAAAAAACAATGACAGATTAATATCATGGGGCATAGGTATAATTGGTGCGTTATCCGCTTCAGTAATTTATCTTGTTACCCATTACATAATTAAATGAAAATCACAAAAGAGTTTGATCAGATAATGCGTCAGGAATTTCCTGACATTATGAAAAATTTAATATTTCGTGATGAAGATGACAGTTATCGTGTGTTTGATCGTTACCGCATTGTCAACGAGCAAATCGGATTTCGTGTACTTTGTTCAGCAACAGACGTGGGCTTATTTGGCTCTACAAGAACAGCACTCAGCTGGTGTATTGCAGATAAAAATCAAGCATACAATCTTGCCCGTGATATTTTTAATTTAGACGTAAAACTACGCAGTTTAACAAACGATATCAATACTAGAGCCAATATTGCAGACCGCAGTAAAGAGCCACAATTTCGCGAAACTATTGAAACTAAACTAGAAACCAAGATTATACGCAAAAAACAAGTAGAGCAGGAATTAACCAAATGTATCAACTATGCTAAATACTGTCAACAACGAGGATTTAATAATGAAACTATTCGAACTAGCCGCCAACCCAACAAAGAGCGCCGCTAAGGTATTTGAAAGCTATTTTGGAGACAGCATCAATGTTGATGTAATCTCCCCTAAGCAGGCACGTGTAATGCTCAGCAAAGTACAGAAACTTGTAAATGAGCATCGTGCTACTCCAGCATTTCATCAAAGTGAAAAGAATCCAACTTATTTAAAGTTGATGATGATGGAACGTGTTCTTGCCACCAAAGTCAAAGAAACTTCTACAATCCCAGTTGGTGCCACAGCCGGTGCCACAGTCAATCAAGCACAGACAGCTAGCCAGAACGCAATGGCTAAACCTAATGCTACTATCCAGCAAGGCCAGGCAATTGACGCTGCCAAGATCGCAATGATCAAAGATCCTAAATTGAAACAAGCGGTTACCAAGGCCAGTCAAGGTCAAGCATTGAATACACAAGATCAACAGTTGGTAGCGGCAGCCGCTATGCAGACTGAAAGCAAACAAATTCGTCGTCAACTTTACAACCTACTCCGTGAGTCAGAAGTACAACAAGCGCAGGTAGTATTGGCTGCTCAAGACATGGTTGACGAAGTACAAAAAATGAGCGAGCAGGTATCAGCTATGCAGTTTAAAGATTTGCCAGCCTTGGTTGATCAAATTAAAAATCAAATTGGCGTTGACCAAGCTATGCAGTTCAACACAGACGCAACAGCCGCATTGGCTGGCTTGTTACAAAACTTACAAGGCGCACGTCAACAATTAGATCAGGCACTTGGTGTAGTCACAGGTCAAGCTGCTCCTACTATTCCTGGCGACGACGGCATGGCTGGTGAAATGCCTCCTGAAGGCGAACTTGATGCTGAGCCAGACCTCGGCGGCGTTGATGATATTGATGCTGAAATTGACATTGAAGAACCAGCCGGCGGCGCAGGTTTAGGCCGCGCAAAACGCTAGTATGTTAATCTTTGAAGTTGAAAATTCCGGCGCTAACGACGCAGGTAAGTTAATGGCATTGACAACATTCTTATCTGGTCGTGCCGGCGATACCAACGCCAAAAAACAAATTTCTACACAGGCATTTATCCAAATGGCCAAAAGTCTCGGAGTCAATGTTACTCCTGACAACATCGGCGACTTGATCGCTCAAGAACCACTTTCAAATGTATTACAACCGTACGATCCAAATGCTGGCAAAGTCACCTTCAAGGGCAACGATGAGCCAGGCGAACAACCTATGGACACCGCCCAAGCAGAAAAAGTAGTTAATTCAAATGCCAAATCGGCAATGAATCGTCGTTCCTAAATAAAACTCTTCTACCAATTAGTTGTAAATACATCCTATGGATAATCGCATTGTTGTCGACAAGCTCGAATTCTACATTACAAATGTTTGTAATTTAACCTGCTCCGGATGTAACCGATACAATAACTACAAATTTTCTGGTTGGCAAGACAACGACGACTACGCCGATGTCATTCAAGCCTGGGCAAAAAAAATCAAAGTAATAAAACCGTTTATTCTCGGTGGAGAACCCTTGCTCAATCCCTCTATCAATAAATGGGTTGAGGGTATTCGAGCAGCATGGCCTGACACATTCTCTCCACAGATTATCAGAAACGGTGCTCGCATTGATCAAGTCAAAGGGCTGTACGAATCATGTCAAAAAACAGATACGTTTATTGGCATAAGTTTACACCGAGACGAAGATAAGGAAACAGTTTTCCGTAGAATTAGAAATTTTTTAAAACATCCCATACAAGAAGGGCCACAGATAAGAACAGATATGAATTCTGATTATCAGTTTATTGATGCCAATTATGTCCAAGTGCATGTATGGATGACTACAGAATTTTTACAAAATAATATCATTGAACGACCTGACGGAACACGCACTTTGTATCAAAGCGACCCAATAGAAGCACACAAGGCCTGTCCACAGGTGTTACATAAAAATTATCATATGATCAAGGGCAAGGTTTACAAATGTGGGCCTGCTCCGTTGATGGTAGAATTTGATCAACAGTATCCGTTTGACCTTAGCGAGGAAGATCGGGCATTATTGTACACAGACCCAGGCTTGAGTTTTGAGGATTTTGACACACGCGGAGCCGAATTCTTTGCCAACATAGATAACCCAATTCCGCAATGTAAATTTTGCCCAGAATCGTTTGAATGGCATAAAATTGAGTTTACTAACCTAAAACCCAATAAGATTTGACAAGAAAATCAAAAAATAGTATAATTACTATTAGTAGTACAAATAGGAGAAGTAAATGAAAAAGATTCTCGCAATAGCATTAATGACAGTATCGGCATCAGCCTTTGCCTGGCACAACAACGGCTATTACAACAATGGATACCGCAACAACTGGGTGGCACCTTTTGTGGTAGGAGCAGGCATTGGTTACCTGGCTAACCGCCAATATTATGTACAACCAGTATATTATCCACCACAGGTGGTGTATGTACAGCCACAGGTAACTTATGTCCAACAAGCTAATCCAATTCCGGTTGGATATCGTCAAGAAAATATTCTTGATAGTAATTGTAATTGTTATCGCACAGTATTGGTACCTAACTAATGGCATACTCAGAAAAAGTCATAGATCACTATGAAAATCCACGCAACGTGGGCAAGATGGAAATTGACGACACAGTAGGCACTGGCATGGTCGGCGCACCAGCCTGCGGTGACGTGATGAAACTACAGATAAAGGTAGAAGATGGAATTATTGTGGACGCCAAGTTTAAGACGTATGGGTGTGGTTCAGCGATTGCGTCAAGCTCGCTGGTCACGGAATGGGTCAAAGGTAAAACGCTTGAGCAAGCAGGCGAGATTAAGAATTCAGAGATTGCGGAGGAACTTGCACTTCCACCAGTCAAGATCCATTGCTCGATACTTGCTGAAGACGCAATCAAGGCCGCTGTAGAAGATTACAAAAAGAAACACCAGTGATAAAATTATCAGATGTCAGGCATTTACACCTTGAAGTAAGTTCAGATTGTAATGCTCGTTGCCCGCAATGCCCAAGAAATTTTCACGGCTATCCATTCAATTTCGGATACGAGGTAACGAACCTGTCATTGGAAAAAATTAAATCATTGTTGCCTGTAGAATTTGTAGCACAGTTGGATGAAATATTAATCAACGGCAATTACGGTGATTTTGTAATGAACCCCGAGAGCATAGAAATTGTTGCGTGGTTTCGTGAGCATAATCCTGCTTTAAAGATAGACATCAGTACCAATGGCGGAGCAAGAGATCGCGAATTCTGGACCAGGCTGGCCGAATATCGACCAATAGTATCTTTTTGTATTGACGGGTTAGAAGATACTCATTCCTTGTACAGACAAAATACGGTGTATGACACAGTGATTAAAAACGCACAAACATTTATCAATGCTGGCGGAGTTGCTTTATGGTGTATGACAGAGTTTGATCATAATTTGCATCAGTTTGAAGAGGCAGAACGTATCAGCCAGACCCTGGGATTTTATGGATTTAATCGCAGGGCCAGTGTTCGTAACACAGGTCCTGTGTACGACAAACAAGGCAACAGAGTATTTGTAATGAAAGATCTTCGTGGCGACTTTCCAGAAAAAATTGACGATACATTTGCTCAAAGCAAAAGAATTAGACCGATGACCGCCAAGTACCGGCCCGCTGTTTGTGAAGCACTTGAACAACGTTCATTGTACATAAGTGCCGAAGGAACTATTGATCCGTGTTGTCATGTCGGTATGAACAAGCCGGACTTTATTTGGTGGGCAGGCGATGCTGAATTAAGACTAGGGCAGTATCCTACCACATTAGATAATGGTATTGGGTGGTACAACAAAATACTCAACGCTCTCGATACACCCGACCAAATGCAAGCCTGCAGTGGAGTATGTGGACGATGATTACAGTGACATCAGTGGCGGGTGATAAAATCCGCAAAAATTTAATTAAACGTGGTAGTGGCATGGGTATTCGTCTTGGTGTAAGAACCACTGGCTGTAGTGGTCTTGCCTATGTGTTAGAATACGTAGACACGCTGGCACCTGAGGATACAGCCTTTGAACAAGATGGTTTTGTAGTGGTGGTTGATCCCAAAAGTTTAACCTTGATGGACGGCTTGGAAGTAG